GCAATTACTGTGAGGGCGTTGTACTCCGCGACCGTACCGAACCACATACGGACTTCGTTCCCGCTGTTCTCGTCCACGAGCCGCGTTACGCGGATCCCGGTGTCAACGTAGGCGGTCCCGTCCCACGTCAGCCAGTGTAGGTTGTCGCCGACGATCGGCGGATGCGCCGAATAGCTCAGCGTCTTGTCCCGTGCTGCCTCCGCTGCCGTCTGCGCTGTCTTGGCGGATTTCTGCGAGATCTCCGCATTCTCCGCCGACGCTGCCGCAGAGGATTCCGACGACGCTGCCGCCGTCATGCTCTTCTGCGCGTCCTTGGCGTAGATTTTGGACTCATCCCGGTAGGATGACGCATCGTCCGCCGCGCTCATCGCAGCACCCGCCGCACTCTCAGCATCAGCCCGCGCGCTGTGTGCGCTGTTTTCGGCTTCCTCCGCCGCGGTCTGCGCCGCTTCGGCCGCTGCCTGCGCTTTCTTCGCCTCGGTCTCTGCCGCCTGCGCCTGCCCGGCCAGCCGTTCAGCTCTTTCCTTGGCGGACTCTGCTGAGGTTTTGGCCGAAACTGCCTCGTCTCTGGCCTTTTCCGCTGCTGCCTGCGCCGCTTCGGCCGCCTTGGCGTACCCGACAACGTTGTCCGCCGCCTCGTTCGCCCGGCCAGCCGCTTCGTTCGCCGCCGTGATGGCCTCGCCGTACTGCGCGATCCATTCCTTTTCCGTCATGATCGTGCCGTCCGCTTTGGTCGCCTCGCCGTGCTTCAAAGCGATCTGGTAGGCCGTCAAGTACCCGTCTTTCGGCGGGACCGGAAGCGGATTTTCCTGGTCACTCGGCGGTCCGGGGTACGGCGTGTAGGTCTCCGCCGGGATATTCCGTGTTTCGTCTCTGGTTGGCGGATTCGGGTAGCCCATCGCCGTCACCCCCAGGTGTTGTAATAAGTCCTCGTGTAATACCCAAGGAAGTCCTCCCAGTCCTGATCAAACGCCGCCTTGGAGTTGGACGCCTTGCTCGTTTCGTTGTTGAGCAGGTCGATCCGGTACGACAGGTAACTGAAATACAGTTTGTCATACGGCGCGACGACGATCAGTTCGTCCGTACTCTCCGTGTCCGTGTACTGCGTAATGCCGTCGTGGAACAGATGCAGAATGTCGGTCTGCACCATGCCCTCGACCTCGTTGAGAAAGCGCAGCAGTGCGGAGTCGTCGAACGTGTCGTGGGAGAATGCCTTGGTTTTTTTGAAAAAGTCGAGGCACTGCTTGACTGTCACAGTCTCTCACCCCTTACAGGGAAGACCCGCGGATAAATGCTTCCAGATTTGCCTCCTCCGTCTCTGCGTGTTCGATGACCTCGGCAATGTAGTCCGGGACCTCGACAGCCACGCCGCGCGGGATCCAGTATTTCTCACCATTGACCGATACCGGCATCGGGCCCGTGTCTCTGTCTCTCGGGAGAACCGGGAGACGAATCTTCACCATGTTTTTCTCCGTATTTTCGTTTTTGACCGTAGCCATGTTTGATTCCCTCCTGAAAAAATAAGGGGCGGCCGGAGCCGCCCCTAGATGGTTAGTTCGCCGCCGCCACAGAGGAGTAGGCCGAGCAGCACTCAACGCGGACGATGTAGTCCGGAACGAGGATCGCCGCCGTCTTGATGGCCTTCCAGCCGATCGAAGAACGCTGGTCAAGCGGGTCAGCCGTACCGGCGGAGCCCTTCTGCTTAATGATCGTCTGGAGGCCGCCGCCCGTGACCTCAGTGACGCCGTAGGCACCCGCGCCAAGGAAGATGCAGCCGAAGACCGCAAGGCCGCTCGGCGTGGTGGCGTCTTTCCAGATCTTCGCCTCGGTCGTCTCGACGAAGCGGACGTTGTACAGTTTGCCGATCTCACCCTCGAAGATGCTTTCCGGGTCGGCGTATTTGTGGACGTCGATCCATGCGTCGCTCGTCATGATGTCATAGGCGACGTAGGGGTGGATGATGCACACATAGCTGCCGTCAATGGTCGGCGCGTTCGCGGCCTTGAGCTGCGTCGCAGCCTGCGCAACGAGATCCGGCGTCAGCTTGCACGCCTCCGTGAGGTCGGCGCGCTTCGCGGCGGCCGTCGAGCCGTTCGGCGCGTAGATGACGTTCGTGCCAGCAGCGAGGACGTCGCGGGTGATCGTATCGAGCGTAGCGCCCGCCTGATTGCCGAGCGTCTTCGTCGCCTCGAGGATGATGTTGTCGATGGCCGTCAGCTCGAGGACGTCCGACACAGCGATGAAGTCGCCGTGCTGGCTGACCGTTGCCGTGATCGTCGAGACGGACAGCGCCGAGCCAGCGGGCGTGACGCCTTCGGTCAGTGCCGTCAGCGCCTTGTTGAGCTTCGCGAACTGGCGGAACTCAATGGTCTTGCCGCCACCCTGCGGGATAGGTCGCTTCTGGCCGAACTGGTCATGCACGAGCTTGGCCGTTGCCTGCTCGATAAGCGCCTTGTCGTAGAACGTTTTCATTTCCGCCGACAGCGTCGCCGTGCCGGTCGTCTGGACTGCAAAGAGCTGGAGGCTCTTAATGTAAAGGTTGGTCATCTTTCATTCTCCTTTCGCACTTTGGCGAGGGAGGTCAGAATGTGATTCTCTCTCCCATCGCCACGCGCTCGCGGATCTCTTTGATCTGCGCGCGCGTCAATTTGTTCGGATCGATCTTGGTGAGAGAAGCAGCCTGCCCGGAGCCGTTTTCGCTCGGCCGGGCGGAGCCGGATTTGATCGCGTTGACCGTGGCTTCCTGCGCCTTTTTGGCCGCGTACTGCATGGCTGCGGGCTGGATTTGGTCGCGGTGTACCGTCTCGAACGCGACCTGCATCGCATTCGGGAACCCGTTGTTCTCCAGCGTCCGGAGAAGCGTCTGGAACTGAGGATTGACGATCTCCGCGTCGAGGTCGAACGCCGGGTAGATAGCCTTGACCTGCTCGGCCTGCGTCATCCATGCCGCGATGCGCTGCTGTGCTTCGGCCTGCTGCGCGCTCTGCTCCTGCGCAGCCTTAAGCGCGGCGTTCTCCTGCTCAATGGCGTGGATCCTGCGCAGCTGGTCGACCGGGATTCCGGTGTCGAGTGATTCCTGCTCGAAATAGCTGTCGTCGGCTTCGACCGCCTTTTTCAGCGCATCGACGTCCGAGGCGTCTACCCCGTACTTCCGGCTCAAAAGATCAAGCACCGGCGTGAGCCCTTCGAGCTTCTTTGCCGTTTCCTCCGTGCCCTTGAGCCGTGCCTGCACGATCTTCTGCACCCGCTCGTTGAACGCGTCCTTGTACTCACCCTTGACAAGGTCGTCAAAGCTCGGCTTTGCTGCTTCTTCTGCTTTCTGCTCGGCGGCAGCAGTGCCTTCCGGATTTCCGGAGGCTACGCCCGTCTGGCCCTCGGCGTCAGAGCCTGTAGCGCCCGATTCGCCCGCAGCCGCGCCCTCGGCGAACAGCTGCAAGCCCAAGAATTTGATATAGTCCATTGTTTTCTCCGGCTCGTGCGGTGAGCCATCCCGTAACCTGTCCGTAAGGTGGACGACTCCGTTTATTCCTCGCGCGGCGTCCCGCGCGCATAAACCTTAATGCTCTGCGGATAGCTGGTCGACAACAGCTCAAATCCGCGATATACGGCATGGTAGATTGCCATCATGCCCGGCAGATAGACCTTTTCCGGGCGGCACGAGATTTTACCGTAGCCGTCCCGTAAATCGATTGTCGGCTCCTGCTCCATGTGCGTCTCTGCATCCAAAACGGCTTGCGCCAGTGTATAGGCAAGCGCCGTGCAGGCCGCGCACACAAGATCTGGAGCCATCCCGCTGTGGCCTGCCATCCGCAGCACAAGCAGCCCATTATCGCAGCGATAGGATACGTTGATCATACCTGCGCCCCTCCGCTGTTCGGGTCGCCCTGCTCCGCGACTCTCGCCCTGGCATTCCGGACGTTCGCGTGCTCCTGCTCCGTCTGCTGGATGTCCATCCCGAGATTCGGAGCCGTGCCGCCCTGTGTCTGCCCGCCGAGCACTGCCGCGTACTGCTGCGCCAGCTGCCCGGTCGGGTCGATTGCGCCTGTCAGCTGCAAAATAACCTGCTGAAGCTGCGCGATCTGGTCGGCCATCGTCTTGTTCTGCGTGACGACCTTGACGATCTCCTGCTTGCGGTCGAAGTCCATGCCCTTGAGCGCCGCGAGCGCCTGATCCGCCAGCTCCGGATTGAAGAATCCGAGCTGGTAGAACTGGATCATGAGCTCGTTCTGCGTCTGCTTCTGGTACGGGCTGGACTTCTGCGCCGTGACCTCAATATCAAACTCCGGCGTGCGGTACCCGTAGTCCGTCCCGAGGATTGTCTGCTGCTGCGGCCGGATGCCCGCGTTTGAGTACGTGGCAAACTGCATTTCGCCGTTCTCGCCCGTGATTCGGAACTGCCGCGGCTGGTCGTAGAACTGCCGGATGAGCTCGATGACCATGTACACGACCTCGCGGAACGCGCGGTAAGAGCACTTGTTGACGTCGCGGTCGAGCTTCGCGCCCGCCTCCTGCAAGGCCGCAATGGACGACGCCGCCGTCACGCCGCCGGAAGCAGAGCCGTTCGAGACGTCGCGGTTGCCGGAGATCTCTTTCAGCTCCTGGATCTTCATGTTCAGGAACTCGATGTAGTTGCCGTTGATGTCGTTCGTGTCGACCGGCCGGATCGAGTCTGCGCCGAGATTTCCACCGACGTGAATGAACCGCTTTTTCTGGTCGCGGTACTCATCCTCGTTGACCTGCCCGTCCTGCCGGATGAAGTAGCGCGGCGCTGCGTTGTCGACCGTGTTCTGTACGACGGCGTTGTTGATCATGTCGATCTCCGTCTGCGTACCCTTGCCGATGTCGATGTACCCGTACCCGGCCAGCGTCCCCTCGATCGGGTAGAGCGCCGCCGCGACGAACGGATATTTCCCGTGCTCATAAAAGCCGTTCTCAAGCCCCTCGTTTTCGCTCGAGTAGAGCACGATGTCGTTGACGTATCGGCAGTAGTGCAGCACCGCCCGGCCGTCCACGCTGCGCTTGTAGTACCAGTCGATCACAGCGGACTTGTCACCCGTGTCGATCGTATCGTCCCAGATGTATTCTGAGATCGTGGCCGTCGGCGTCGAGAGCTGATTGACCGTCTGCGGGTACTCCGCCTCGATGTCGTCGTTTGCCATGAGCTCAACGTGGAAGATGTTGTGCGACGCCTGCAAGTCCGTGACGCCCGGCTCCCAAAAAAGATTGAGAATGTCCGTCTGTACGACGGAGATGTCGCCGAGGCCGTTCAGCTTCTTCGCGTCCCACATGACCTTGTAAAAGCCAGTGCCAGCGATCGCCCGCCGCCACTCGACGTCCGAGTATGTATCCTCAAAATTGTTCTGCGCCAGCACGACCGGCACGATGGACGACAGCGTCGCCGCCTCCTGCTGGTCCGATTCCTCGTGCGGCAAAATGTTCGGGCTCGGGAAGTTGTCCATGCTCGTCGCGTGGTGCGACGCG